ACGAGTTTGAATACACGAATGAATTAGGCATCACCCGTAAGTATTCGCCAATAACGATTGATATTAAGCGATTAAACGGTAAGCCGATTCTAACGGTGGTGAGCGTATAATGGCGCGGGATTTCGAATTAGATACTACGCAGTTTGCTTCGTTGCTCTTACGTTCTCCAGAAGCGGCGGCAAAAGGGGCCAAGCGCGGATTGCACGATTCTCTTGACGATTGGGTTATTCAGGCGAAAAATATCGCGCCAATAGATAAAGGAACCCTTCGCAGAGGAATTAAGTCGGAAGGTGTTCGCGGCCAAGGTATGAACTTAGTCGGCGAAGTATCCTCCGTCGCAAAAGAACGCAATTTTAACTACGCCTATTATATTCACGAATTGGATGCCGGCGGTAAAAACGTCGGAGGCGAAAAGAAATACCTCGACAAATCCGGCGAAGAAAACAAAGACAAATGGATGCGCTGGATTGAAGAGGAAATACGTGCGGAACTTGAACGCGAAGGATGGTGACGGTAATTGTCCGTAGTCAACGAATTGAATTCGATTTATGATTTTTTAAAAACTGCGTATCCGACTGCAACAATCGAACGACAGGACGTGCCGGAATTACCCGTCGCTAACTCGTTCGTAGTGCGGTTGCAATATAACGATACACAGACGGAAACTCGATATTCTTACCGGAATGATCGCGAGTTTCAATTGATTTATTTCGGCAAAAGTTCGGTTGACGTTTTAACGAAGGTCGACGAATTAAGCCGGCTATTTAATAACGGGAAGTTCGTGATTCCAATTCGAGACTCTTTGCGCTACATACGCGTGAAGGGTTTTTCATTTACAACGCCTTTTAAGTCGGCGAGCGGTGTTAATGCGGTGATTGCCGTTATCCAAACGGAGACACGCGAAGCCCGCGACTTTGAGGCATACGAAAAAATCATGTCTGTTAACGCAGGCATTAAGGAGTGAAACAAATGGCAGGAGGCTCTTGGGATTCTTCTTCTTTACCAATTCGCCCAGGTTTATACGCCAATTTCGTCGAGAGTGCGGTTGCTCAAATCAGCGGCGGCGATCGTGGTACAGTGGCGATTCCATTAAAAACATATAGCGGCACAGCAGTCGCTAAAAACTTCTACACGGTTTCAAACGAAACGGACGCTGCTGCTCTATTCGGTTCAGCAAACATCCAACCGGTTAAATTCGCGCTTCAAGCTGGCGCAAAAGAGGTACTTGTTTATACATTGCCTGCATCGCCAGTAACGCAAGACTACGCAGACATGCGCCTTGCTTATGATACTCGCCCATTCAACGTATTTGCTTATGCGGAAGAAGTTGTGGCAACTGAGCAAGACGCTGCCCTTACGTGGGTCAAAGCGAATAAAGACGAAGGCAAGCATTTTATGATCGTATTCGGATGCGTTGTTTCTGCGGATGATAACGACCCGGCGGTCGGAGATGCGCGCTCCATTCGTTTATTAGATGAGTACGCGGTCAACTTAATCAACGGAGTTACAATCGATGGAAGCAATTACACTTCTGCGAAATATGCTCCGTACATTGCGGGTCTTATCGCGGGTACACCGATTAACCAATCGATTACTTATCGCGTGGTTCCGGTTGATGACGTGACAAAGCGCTTAACCAATTCGCAAATCAAAACGTCTCTTTCAAAGGGCTCGCTAGTTCTAACGAACGATGGCGAAAAGGTAAAGGTTGAGCAAGGCTTAAATACTGCGGTTAAAAAGATTCGTGCAACTCGCGCTCGTCAAGCGGTATTAACCGACGTGACCAAAACTGCGAACGACACTTATATCGGACGCATTGATAATAATGCAGACGGTCAGGCAGCGCTCATTAGCGCAGTTAAGACGTATCTTGAAACGCTTGAGCAATCAAACGTATTAACGGACATTGTGGTCGGCTTAGATGCACAGTTTCAATCCGTTGGCGATTCCGTTTACCTTGCGATTGCATTTACGGAAATCGATTCAATGGAACGCATTTTCTTAACAATTAACGTATAAGGACGGTGGAATAAATGGCTTTAGATGCTACTCGCACTATTAACGGTAGCTTTGGCGAGGTATGGCACGATGGCGTTTGGTTAACAAACGTCCAATCAGCCGAAGCAGTCGCAGATATTGACAAAGAAGAAATTAAACGGTCAGGCACTCGCGTGACAGGGCACAAAGTAACAAATGTAAAATTTAGCGGAACAATTTCCGGCTATAAAATTACTTCCGACTTCATTCGGTTAATCGGAAGCGTTGCAACAGATCGAGGAAAACCATACGTAACATCCCTTATTTATAAGTTAGATGATCCAGAAGCATTCGGAGCTGAACGTATCATGTTAAAAGGAGTTCAGTTCGACCAGATTCCTTTAGGTAAATTTGAAGTCGGCTCTATTGTTCAAGAGGAACTTCCGTTTACTTTTAGTGGCTACGATTTATTAGACAAAATTTCAGTATAATTCTTGGGCGAGCGCTTTGCTCGCCTTTTTTAAATTCGAAAATAACCTGGGAGGTTAACATATATGTCGCAAGATGCATTATCAGCGCTATTAGGCGCGGAGTTAAAAGTTGAGAAAGCGGTACCTATTAAACGATTAGGCGTGGATTTAATCGTTAAGTCAATTGACGTTAAGACATTCGGAAAAATCACGGAGCAAGCGACTCATTACGTTGGTAAGGGCGCAAAGAGAGAAGCCCAAATCGACGAACAAAAAATGAATGCATTATTAATCGCGGCAGCAAGTGCGAATTTAAATTTCGGAGATGCGAAGTTGTTGGAGAAGTACGAAGCATCAGATGCGGCTGACTGCGTACAAAAGGCGTTACTTGCCGGTGAACTTGCGAAGCTAACGCAAGCCATTATGGAAGTTTCCGGGTTTGACAACTTCGACGACCAAGTCGATAAAGCAAAAAACTAATTGAGGCCGGGGGAGAGGCAGCGTTATTGCACGCGATTTTCCAACGGCACCATATCCCACCAGATGAAGTTTACGCGAAAGAGCAACGTCATCGAGCGTTTATGTACGCGTCAATGGAACTGATTTTCGAGGAAGAGGAGAAAGAACGAAGGAAAGGAGGAAACTAAATGGCTTTTGATTTAACGGCAGTCCTTAGGCTTAACTCAGCGCAATTTACGCGAGGTATGCAAGATGCTCGACGTTCAATGAGTGGGATGCGAACGGGTGTTAGCGAAGTAGCTAAACATCTCGGATTACTTGCGGGAGCAGCCGGAGCGGTTGGCGTGGCATTTTCATCCGTGAATAAAGCGATGGACTTTGAGGCGCAACTGAGCACCATCCAAGCCTTGACTGGAGCCACAAACTCCCAAATGGCGGAAATGAAAAAGGTAGCTTTGGACGCAGGTATGTCGACTAAGTATAGTGCATTGGAAGCGGCACAAGGTATCGAAGAGTTATTAAAAGCAGGCATAACGCCCGCAACAGTTAAGGCGGGCGGTCTGAATGCTGCACTCAACCTCGCAACAGCTGGGGGACTAGACCTCGCAGAAGCAGCAGAGATTATGTCGACATCGCTTAACTCGTTCAGTAAGGACGGAATGAGTGCGAGTGATGCTGCGAATATCCTTGCAGGGACGGCTAATGCATCAGCTACGGACGTACACGATTTAAAATATTCGTTATCTTCAGTCGCGGCAGTTGCGGCAGGTGCCGGCTTATCAATGAAAGATACCTCGATAGCACTAGGGGTCTTAGCGAATAAGGGTTTAAAAGGATCAGACGCTGGTACGTCTTTAAAGTCGATGTTATTGCAATTACAGCCGACGACTAAAAAGACCGCAAAGCTATTCGAAGTTTTAGGGCTTGAGACGGAGAAGAACGGCAATGCCTTCTATGACGCCAAAGGTAATATTAAATCGATGGCTGATATTGCGCAAGTCCTTCACGACAAGTTTAAGAATTTAACGAGTGGAGAGCGACAAGCAGCGTTTAAGGAAGCATTCGGTACAGACGCAATTCGTGCGGCTAATATTCTTTATGAAGCTGGAGCAAAAGGTGTCAAGAAGTTTAGCGCTGAAATGTCGAAAGTTACTGCGCTTGATGTAGCGAAGCAGAAGATGAACAACGCAGCCGGAGCAGTCGAACAGTTTAAAGGCGCACTCGAAACATTGCAAATCTCCGTACTACTTCCGTTAATGCCAGTCATTAAAGATGCGGCGAACAAATTTGCAGATTGGGTAACGAAATTAAAGCCGGAGCAAATAAAGTCGTGGGGTAATCAAATTAAAGAGGCTGGACAAAAAGCGTTAAACTTAGCGAAATTTATTCACGACAATTGGGGGCCGATTCGCGAAACGATAATTGGAATCACGGTCGCTATTGCGGTATTCAGGGCCGGCTGGGCGACGTTAATGATAATTGGAACGGTAACTAAACTTATCCAAGCGTATCGT